GGCTTCCGGGGTCATCGTCTGCAACATTCGGCGCGAGGATGCAGATGAGTTAGCACGTCGTCAAGCACTGTTAGCTTGTCGGCGCGCCTTTTGTTGTGAGCCCTATGTTTTCGGGGCGGACGCGCTTACTCTTGTTCTTACGCACCGCTGCGAAGAACACCTCCCGCCAGAAGGGCGGGGTGTTCTCAGCGTACATGGCGATGAGGAACTCGGCGTCCGCCTCGGGGCGGGTGAACTGCGGGTGCTCGCAGAGCAGGTCGTGAACCGCCGCCGACTTCATGGCGGACTCCCGCGCCTTCCGCGGGACCATCCACCTCACAATGCCGGGGATCGAGGGCCCGTCCGTGACGAACCCCTCCGGCACGTGGACCATTAGGCCGGACCCGGCGTAGCCGATATGGAAGCGCATGCCGTCGCCGTCCGCGCCGTGGATCGAGTAGAGCGGACGCCCCTCGTCCTTCTTCTGCACCCACATGCCCGTCTTCGGGTGCAGCACCAGCAGCGGATAGAACGTGGCGTCGGTGAAGGTAGAGGGCACGTCAGGCTTCGTTCGTCGACAACGGGCCGGCGGCGTTCACCGCGATCGTTCCACCGATGACAGGGTATCCCTTCGGCCAGCGGATCGCGACGCAGCGCGACTTGGCGATGTAGGCCATGGTCACGGCGTCGCCCTGGTTCCCGCCCAGCACGAGGAACGCTGTCTTGGTCTCGCCTGCGTAGAAGCCTACGTGGCCTCCGCCGGGGCGTTGGAACACCAGAATGGCGCCCTCGACAGCCGGGGCCGGGTCGCCCCAGGTCGCCCACGCCTTGGCGCGCACAGCGATCGGCGGCGACTTGAAGCCGGCCTCCGCCATGACCTGAGCCACGAACAGGCCGCACCAGGGGATCTCGTCCGCTCCGTAGGCGATGCCCAGGACCTTGCTGCCCAGGTTCATCGCCCAGGCCATGATCGCCGGGGTGTGCTTCGCGCCGGGGGTCTCACGGATGCCCAGCTTGGCGCGGGCGTGCTTCATCCATGGCGGGGTCACATTCCGGCTCCCATGTTGTCGGTGATCGGACGACCGTCTGTGAGCGTTTGCTCGTTGCCCTCGGTTGCGCCGGGCTGCGGGGCTGGGGCGGCCAGCGCCGCCTTAGCCGCGAGCCGCTGGCGCAGCACCGCTGTGTCCGGCACGATGCGGTCGGCGTCCATGTCGAGGCCCTTGGCGGTCTCGCGGAGGATCGCAGCACGGCCCTCCACGCCGACGATCTCGGCGTCGATTGGGTTCGCCGTCGTGGCCAGGAACTCGTTCCGGCGCACCTGCGCGGCCTCCTTGGAGATCAGGTTCGCAGCGCCTCGGGCGACGATCTGAACGTCGCCCTTGAGGTCCTGGTCCTCCTCGAACCGCATGTTGTAGTAGTAGAGCCGGTGCAGCACGGGCTCGATCACGCGCATGTCGATGTTGCGCACCACGCCGGTGATCATCTTCCCGGCGTTGGTCATCAGCATCGACAGGCCCGAGGCCGTCCGCCCTGCCCCGCCGGCGCGCGCGTCGCCGGTCATGTAGCGCGGGATGCCTGAGTATTCGTCAGCCAGCGTGCTCCACTTCTCGAACAGCCCCATCAATTCGCCGATGTTCGACTGAGGCTGGAAGAACTGGATCGGCGGCTGCGGCGTCGAGTTCGAGTATTCGTCCGTCCTGAACTGCCAGATCTTCCACGGATACAGCTGGGTCAGATCTTCGCCAGGGGCGATGCGGTCGGTCAGGACGCCGACCTGCGGGCCGGACGCGAGCGCGGCGTTGTTCACCATCGCACGGGCGGCGGCGTTCATAATGTCCTGCGGGTCGGTGACCAGATCCGCCACCGAGTTCCCCCAGATGCTCCCCGGCACCTGCTCGTAGCTGGCGGCGTAATAGGGCCGGCGCTTCAGCGGGTCGGGGTTGAGCATCGCCTTGATGACGTAGCGCCCGATCAGCCACGCCTCGACGCAGTACTCCTCCGTCGGGCTCGGCACCTGCTCGCGCTTCATGCCCCAGTCCAGGAGCATCTGCCCCTGAACGTGTCCCCAGAACTGGAGCGCGTCGATCCGCCCGTCAGGATTGGTCGCAAGCACCGTCTGTGACCGGCCCTCGGCGACGGCCTGCTCGCTGATGTCGAACAACCACTGGCTCAGCCCGTTGCCGCCGTAGTCCTCCAGCACCTTGTCGATCGCGCCGTCGTCGTAGCCTTTCACCCCCTTCATCGCGACAAGATCGCTGCGGGTGAGGCGGTGACGCTGAATGAGATCTCCGTCGTCGATGCAGGTGGCGCCCGGCGAAGGGTACATGTCGAACGGGCTGACCCGCTCCCACTCCTTCACCAGCTTCACCGTGACCTTCGGTTCACCGCCTGGGCCCCACTCCAGGCGGGGCTTCATGCGGATGACCGGTCCCTTCAGGAACGCGGTCGGAAAGGTCGTCATGTCGATGATGAAGGCGTCCAGGGCGTTGATGAACCCGCCCTCGATCAGCTGGTCCTCCATCTTGTCCGCCATGCGCTCAGCGCGGCGGCGGGCCTCCTCGCGCACAGCCGCCTTAGCCTGATCGCGCATCACCGAGAGCATGGAGGTGGTCTGCGCCGCCGACGGCTCCACGCCCGCCATCATGGCCTCCTGGAGGGGGCCGGTCGCCTGCTCGACGATGAAGTCGTTGATCTCGACCGGCAGTTCCGGCAGCGGCGTGGGGCGGATGGACCACGGTCGATCGACGCCGACCCCGGTCACAGCGTCCTTCACCCAGGAATAGGCCGCCCGGCACTTGTGCCCGGTGACGCCGGCGAACACCTCGGAGCCGCCCATCTCCTTGATCTTGGCCAGCTTCTCCGGGTCGTACTCCCCGCGGCGGGCGCGCAGGTTGTGCATCATCCGCGGCTCGACATCGTTCCGCTTGGCGTCGCGGGCGATGGCGAACTTCTTGGTGATGTGACCGGCCAGCCCTGTGATCAGGGGCGCGTTCTGGCGCTCCTCGGTATCACGCGTGCGCTGCTCCAACGCCTGGGCGTTCATCACGCGACCCATGGCGGGGTGCGCCAGGACGACCGCCGACGACCCTGGGTTCGTCGCCGTGGCCCCTGACGGGGACCCGGGACCAAGCTGGCTCAACGTGGGGATCGCACCAATCATGGTCGGAAGCTACCCTGTTAGCATGTTCACGTCCATCCGGCAGCTAACAGCTTCCTTACCGGACGAGCGTTGGCGTTGGCGACGTGCGCGCCGAGTTCGTTGAAGTTCGCATGCAGGCACGCGTACTGGTCCGCATCGGCGATGTGGGAGTGGTTGTTCTTCTCCGGCTTGTCCTCGACATCACCGGTCTTCCGCAGCTTGTAGCGGTAGCCGCCGCGATAGGCTGTCACCAGGGCGCGAGCCCCCACCGGGCACAGCAGGCGCGCCGGGCCGGCGTCCACCTGACGGTTCAGGAAGCTCTCCACCGCGCCCACCCGGGCCACGATGTTGTTGGTCTTGGCAGGCACAGCCTTAATGCCCGCAGCCCGCACCATGTCGAAGCACGACCGCTCATCGGTCTGCGCGCGGGTCACCCCTGCCGGATCTCCCACCACGATCACCGGGAAGCCCGGGTACTTCGTCGCCAGGAGCGGCTTCAGCTTGGTGTCCAGGAACCGCTGCACGCCCATGCCGTCGGAGGTGAGCGCGTCGTAGGTCAGCATGCGCCCGCGCACGTCGACCATGTTGATGGTGGCCGACGGGTTCAACCCGAAGTCCATGCCGATGATCAGCGGGCGGGCGCCCATGCGTTGCGGGATCAGCGGGGCCTTGGCGACGTGCCAGTCTGTTCGGAACGACCTGTAGACCGGCTGGCCTGAGAGGGTCTTGCCGAACTTGGCGTGGATGTAGACGTCGACCCAGTCCTCGGACTTCCCCTCGGCGAGGTTCGAGTAGTAGTCCTCCGGCAACCACTGGGTCCAGTCCGCCTCCGGCGACAGGCCGCTCGGCTGGAAGTGCGGTGAGACGTTCACCGGCGGATCGCTCAGCAGGCGCTCCCAGAACGTCTCCATGTCGGGCGGGTTCGACATCCCCCAGATCCGACGGTTCGGCCTGCCGTCGTCGGTCACGCAGCCGACGCCGTTGTCCCGCTTGGACGGATAGCGCCCGACCCGCCCCTGGAGGGCCTCGAACACCTGCTGGTTGATCTCCCGAAACTCGTCGAGGATGCCGAAGGAGCACTGGAGCGACAGCAGCCGCCGCACGTCGTTGGCGTCGTCGAGGCCGCGGAACAGCACCTCGCACTCCACGTCCCCGAACCGCAGCACGAACTTGGTGTCGGTCTTCACGTAGGTGCCGGCCAGCCCGTCCGGGAACCACGCCAGGAAGTCCGGGATGGAGGTGTCCTTCAGCTGCTCGCGCGTGTTGCGCACCCACACCGCCTTCGATCGGCGTATGCCGTCACGGCAGGGGGCCATCTGCGCGGCGTGGTAGGCGATTTTCATAATGCCGGCGGTGGTCTTGGTGGAGCCCAGCGGCCCCACAGCCAGCGGCACGAACGCCTCATCGACGAGGAACTTCGCCAGGGAGGGCGGCGGCGAGTAGTTGAGCGTGTCGGTCACTGAGGCCGCTCCCGCTCATGCACCGCGAAGGACGCCCAGGCCTGCTCGGCGGGCACATACGCCGCAGCCGCGACGCACTCGGCGGGGTCGTCCGTGTTGTCCCCGTCGTAGTCGAACATGAACTCGATCACAGCCGGCATCCCATCCACCCGACAGGCGCGGGCAGACAGGTCCAGGTCCGTGATCTCGGGCTTGTCCGACAGCATGGTGGCGGCCCCCTCCCCCCGCGGGGGGAGGGGGCCAGAGGCCCTTAGGCCCCGATCACCGAACGCCAGAGGCCGGCGACAGCGCAGACGAAGATCGCGTTCTTGCCTGCGGCCAGCGCCTTGGCGGTGTTGGCGCCCGCGGCGTCGATCTGCTCACCGGTCGACGGGAACACGTTGCACGAGGCCGCGCCCTGGTTGGCCACGAACACAGTCTCACCCGGGACCGCCGGCGGCAGGCGCGCCGAGTCAGCGGCGGTGGCGCAGGTGACGATGATGTTCATGTCGTTGGGGAGCAGGGTCGCGTTGGCCTGACCGCCGCCGGGGTTCGCCACGAGGCCGGTCGTGGTGGCCGGAATGTTCACCAGCGTGTTGGGGGACGTGCGAAACATGTGGATCTCCGTGATGTTCAAACCTCGGAGGCCCACGGGCGCTCCTCGCGGCGAACATGCTAACGCGTCGCTGCGTCGTTGGCCAGTGCCTTGTTAGCACCTGTTCCCACGAGGTCACCCGCCATCCCGAAGTCCGGCACCCTGAACGTCTTGGACGGCGGAGGCGGTAGGAACGCATCCCCCTCAGCGACCACTCCGGTCCCCTTCGCCACGGCGTCGAACGTCACCTCCATCCGCGGTGGCGGAGGCGGGGCCGGATTGGTGGCGTGGTTGGCCCTGGCTGGCGCGTCGATGTCGCCCTGGTTGATCTGGATGTTGACCTGGAACCCACCCCCTCCCCCCAGAACCACGGAGCGATCGGGCTTGAGACCGCCCAGGTCCGCCAGCTTCGACGCCAGATCCATCATCACCGGCGGCGTCAGCTGACCCGTGATGCCCTGCTGGAACAGACGTTGCAGGGTTTCCATGGCCATCAGCCGGAACAACTCGGTGTCGAGGATGCCCTTGTTGTCCAGTTCGAGCCGCTTCTCCAGCACCGCCCGATTGAACCAGTCCTGGCTGAGCAACCAGTTCAGATCCTCCAGGGAGATGCCGTAGCGTTCGGCGATGTCGGCAGGGTCGTCCTTGCCCAGCGCCAGATCGTTCACCACACCGGGCGACAGTCTCAGGATCGGGGCGTCGGCCACGCCGAGTGGCAGCAGGCTCATGTCAATGCACCTTCAGGAACCGCTCCATCTCGGCCCAGAGCGCGCCGGGGTGCAGTTCGTGCTGCATCTCATAGGTCAAGGTCATGGGCGAGCACCAGCAGTTCGGGTCGCCAGGGGTGTGCGGCACGCCCATGTCGCCGGGGTATCGGTGGATCAGAACGCAGGAGCCTTTGGGGATCGGCAGTTCTTTGAGGTCGAACACGTCGCCGAAGAAGGGGAGGCCATCCTTGAAGGCTGACATGTGAGGCTCCTTGCCCGTCCGCCTGCGACCGTGTGCGCCCCGAAACTGGTGGGGAGGGGTGCCTCGGGGCGCACACTATGCTCGCTTGGACAGAGAGACGAGCGGAAGTGTTAGCATGTTTGCAGGGCGGGTCAATATCAGGAGACCGTGAAAGCGCGTCACAGGCGTCGGAGTGCTTTGACGTGCTGTGACGCCTGTGACGAGTGGAGCGAGTGGGGTGTAAGCATGTTTACATTTAGGGGTTTGGGGGTCTTGTACTGTGAGCGGTCCTTAAGAGACCCCCACACCC